CACGCGGGGCAATCACTGCGAACAACTGGAAGAGTAACTGTATGCATGTCTCCCGATGCTCGCGGATGATTAGCGGTTCAGGGCAAAGCATATCGGAAGCGGGAAGGTCTCTTGGGGAGTTTGCCGGAAGTTGGCAGAAATTGAATGCCGGTTGCGCGACCTCCGGCACACTTTCGTGTCCAGGTTGGCAGATGGGCAAACCGCGGATCATGCGATAGCCATGCCAGACACGCAGCCAAGCGGCAAGCTGAGGAAGCGCTGTATGTGGGCACGAAATCCAAGGAGGCTCCCCCATTTTCCCCCACAGAAAATTCTTGGAGCCAACGTACACAACATATAACCTGGTGATTCTAAATGGTGGGCGAGGCGGGGCTTGAACCCACAACCCCCGGCTTAGAAGGCCGGGGGTTGAACCCTTTTCAGCCGGTGCTCTAAACACCGACTGCGCCGCTTGGCAATTCATTCTGAATTTTGGTCCAACTGTAATGCAGAATTGGGCTTGCGCCCGATTTCTGTGTTCAAGAATGAAATGTCACAGCCATGTGTGTATGTGATGGAGGACACGCATGGTTGTGATTTCATACCTGTTTTGCAGGTTTTCTTTGGGTTTCTTCCGGGGGTTTCAGCTCGTTGTCGCAGGTAACCCTAATGCAGTAACGTATCGCGTTCGTTCGATCGAACCCATACTTGGCCGCCAGCTTGTCCAAGTCTTTCAGCATGGGCATTGCCAGCCCCAGGTTAATTCTCGTAAGTCCCATGAAGTCATCGTAGAAGCGTCTCAATGCACGCGCGGGCGTTACCAATGTGCATTTGCGACGCATCGACGTGCGTCTGGTCACACCTGTTTTGTAGAGGGGGCGGCCTAGAATGGGACGCATTCCGAAACACAAACCTGTTGGGAACGTAGCGGACGGTGCGCAGACTCGCATAGACAAGTTACAGCACACCGCCGACCACCATAACTGTCCTGCGTGTATTGGGGCTAATTTGCTTTTGATTCAGATTGATTCGGACTTTTCCAGGTTGCCTTTTACTCAAGCGTCCTCTCTTTGGATGGTGATCCGGCGGCAACGCCGAAACCTCAAACCGCGCACCCATGAATCCAATCAAGGGTACATAGAGGCGCTGGAGAAATTCTTCGGTCCGATGCGGCTTTGCGACATCAACCCTGGGAATTTGCGGGAATATCAACTCGCGCGGGCATCGAACACACTTTCTATCAATGGCCGCGAGACGCATCCGTGGAAGCGCGCGGCCGGCCATTCGATCATCAATCACGAAATATCCGCGCTGGGCCAAATCCTCAAACACTGCAAGTTGTGGGAAAAACTCCAGCCCTACTATTCGCCCGAGGGCATCCCCAAGTGGAGCCCGCGCGACATCCTTTCGGAAGAGGATGAGGAGGACTTGTTCTCGAAGGCCGCAAGCCATCCCGAGGCTGCGCTGGCCTATTGGGTTGCGTGCATCACGAACAACACCACGGCGGCCGGTTGTGAGTTGCGCGGCTTGCGGCTCAAGAACATCTTTCTGCGGGACAAAGACGACATCTCCGAAATCTACATCCCGGAAGATGCCGTCAAAAACAACTCCCGGCCTCGCAAGATCGCATTGAACCGTACGGCCCGGTGGGCAGTTGAGCAGTGCTACAAACGGGCGCTGGCAAATGGCTCGACGCATCCGGAGCACTACTTGTTTTCCTTCCGTCTCAACCGGGTGAAGAAAGGTCAGCGGGCATCTGTAGGAAATGCCAAGTATGACCCGACGCGGCCGGCAACGCGGTGGTTTCTGCGCAAGAGTTGGGATAAGCTGCGCAAGGCCACAGGCTTTCAAAACCTCAACCCGCACGACCTCCGGCATCAGTGCATTACTCGCCTCTTGGAAAACGGCGTGGAGCCGGAGACGGTGCGGGCCATTGCCGGCCATGTGACCGAGCAAATGATGCAGTATTACAGCCATCACCGCCGCCAGACCAAATACGACGCGGTGATGGCCATTGAACTCAACAAAAAGGACCGCATCAAACCTGGGCCACGCATGGTGCGCAAGAGCGCATAAGCGAGGCACTCAACCCGGAAGGCGGGGCGGCCTTACTCCGCTTCGTCTTCCAACCCTGAGAAGTAGAACTCCATCATGGCGTTGAAGGCCGACGCGGCATATTGATGTGTGCGTGTGTGGAAGTGATCGTGAAGAATGCCGGCGTTACCATCCGTGAAGTGATCGGAGGCGTGCTTGGCAATCACTTCCGGCTTAGCACGATCCAAAGTCCCGCGCGACCTGTCTCCGGCCTTGGCGCGTTGGTGGAAACTATCCTTCCCGTACTTCTCATTCCCATACCGGCCAATGTCGTTCATCGCCTCAAGGAACTTGGCGTTGAGGAATGGGTATTGCGTTAAGGTGCTCTCAAGCACAGCTTGACTCATGCTCTCCCTTTCTTGGTTGTGTATCGTACGAAACAAACTGAAAAAGGCTTAGGCACTCAAGCCGCAATCGCGACGATGCCTAGTCGCTCAATAGTTCGTTGGCGTCAATCCATGCGGGAGACATGAACTCTTTCCAATAACAAGCGGAGCCTTTAACCGTCATCGCAGTTTCCATGGCGAGGCTTTTTGTATCCGCCAGCAATTGAGCCTGACACGCTTCAAGCGCGGCTCTGAGAGTTTCAACGTCGGATAGGAGCAGAGGAGCGAGAGTCCCTTGCGCCAGCGCAGTCCAATACGGAGCATTCTCTCGCTCACCCTTTGTCGTTCTCAGTTTCATTTCCGGTCCTTTCAGCGGTACCGCAGCGCCAGCGACGTCGTTAACCAAATGCCCTACTTGTACCGCCGCTCGTAGTAACCCCGGTCAAAGAATGGGAACCATTCGACACCAAAGCGCGTGATGACGCCGGCGGAGTCTTGCTTGATGCGCAACTCCAGAAAGCCCACGTGCGCGGCAATCTTTTTCTTGCGCATGAAAAGGCTCTGATCCTCGGTGCATCCGGCCTGTACAGAGTGGACTTCGCGTGGGAAGCCGTACTCAAACTTGTGGTAGTGGCCAATGATGAGCACTTGCGGTTTCTCGCCGCCCTGATAGCTCTCCACGAGCTTCTGTGCCGTGTAGCTTGTGGCATAGGCCGAACCGCCGCCGGGATGCACCACGCGGGCCACAGCGGCCCCGGAGCCACACCGCAGAGAAACGTCGGACTCCGCGTATCCCAGGTAGTGCAGATCGGCGCGGCCGGCATCCTTGGCGCGGTTCTCAAGGTAGCGGCCAATCTCAATGCCCTCGCGCTGGGCATACCATCCCTCGTGATCGTCACCGGCAATGAAATGCGTGGTGATACCCTTGCGCACCGGGAACTTATCAATCAGGTAGTCAAGCTGATTGTCCATGCCGGGCGCGGTCAACAACTCAGTCTTGTTAAACCGGGCCTCACCGTCGATCCAGTTGCCGGCGTTGAAGACGTGCTCGATACCACGGCGCTCGAAGTGATCGTAAGCCGCATTGAGCACGTCCAGGCGTGCGTACTTGCTGCACAGATGGTTGTCAGAGGTAACGCCGTAGACTTGCTCTTCGCCTGGCTTGGACTTGAGTTCAAAGCGGCCCGGCGCGAGGTTCACCGTGGAGGCCATCTCGAAGATGCCGCCCGGATGCTCTGCAATCAACACACCGCGCTCTTTCATCTGGCCGATGGTCCGCTTAACTGTGCCGGCGGTGATTCCCATCATGCCGGCAAGATCGGCCACGGTAACCGGGGCGCGGCGGAGTTGCTTGCGAATCTCCGCGTCCACATCGACCGGAGCGGTCACTGGCTCATGCACGCCGCTCTGTCGATAGCGCATGACGGTGGTATTGTGCAGATTCAGCTTCGTGCCAATGGCCCGGTTAGAAAGTCCCTTGCCGGCCAGCTCTACAATCTTGCGCTGAGTGCTTACAGGTACGGTGGCCATCAGTGCCTCACGATTCCAACGATGTGATAGATGAAATCAACTGCTTTGCCCGCGAATGCGAGGATCATCACCGCGCCCGCGCCGATCCACGTGAAACGCTCACTGCGAACGATACGGCGCTCATGGTTTGCCTGAGTGGCTTCGATGCGTGGTATAAAACACGCGCAGATCAGTGCGGAGGCCCCGCACTTCCTCGGTTAGTTCGTGGATTGCTGTTGACTCAGTTTGCGACACGGGCGTCTCCCTAAGTTCACTATGCCTACAAATGCAAAGGCCCCGCGAGTTAGCGGAGCCTTTGGGTTGTGATGAGTTGAGTTAGAAGCCAGCGCCTTGCAGGTTTGCCAGTGCCTGACGGGTCTGCTCTGCGCTTTCCGCCGTGGTGTCTCCGTAATGAACGGCGACGATCTGCGCGGCTTGATCCTGATTCAGATAAGGCATCACAGCGGCCAGCTTGACGGTGCTCTGTGCGGCCATCTGCGCCACGGCCGCCTTGCTAGAGATGCCCTGCACAAGCGCCAGAATGGTGTTGACCACGGTAGCTACCGCGTTGATGTCTGTCTGCGCTTTCTGCTGGCTAGAGGGGTTGGTGATCCTGGCCACAGAAAGCAGTGCGGTATTCACCTGTTGCTGGAAGGTGACCACGGCGGTCTGGAGTTGAGCAAGAACAGTTGCATTGGGGTTGGCAAGATACGCCTTTGCCTGGGCCACGAGTACGTTGCTTGCAGCGTCAAAGCCCACCGTGGCAGCCGCAAAGATGGGCGCGGCGGCCGGGTCAAGCACGCTGGCCGTCGAGTCCACCACGGCAACGCCCGATTGAAGCGCCGGAGTCCAGTTCACGATATTCTGTGCCACGGTTGCGCCATTGCAACCGGCCATCGGCAGGGTACCCGTTACCAGGATTGCGCAAAGCATCAGCGCGCCCAGCTTGGCGGTGGAGTTGCTGAACCCGCCCTTGGGCAGTACGACCGCGATACCATGCGGCGCATCCGCGTCTTTGGCCAAGATCGCAGCAACGCCGGCAACCACCACACCCGTCATTGCCACGTAGGGGCTGTAATGCGCCGGGATATACGTGGTCAACTGACTAACAAAGGTTGCGGCAATGCCAAGAATGCCGGCAATCGTGGTGAGCTTGCTGCCCGCGATACGTTCAATCCACACCGCCGCCATGCGTTCAAACAGAGCGGCCATCAGATTATTCATAGGTTTCCTTTCGTTGTGGCGCTTGCGGCGCGGTTACTGTTTCACGGTGGATGGCACAGTGTGCCCGGTCCAAAGTTCGTACTCCGCTGCGCGTCGGGTTTTGAGCGCGGTCAACTCTTTTGCGCCGGCGTGATCCCACTGCAATAGCTGGAGGGCAGCCGCATCCGATTGCCCCGCGTTCAAGTCCTTGAGTAGCGTGGAGCTTGCCAGGCGGCCCTGCCCTAGGTTGAATGCGAAATCCACCAACGCATCAAACTGGCCTTGCGTGAGCGGGACCCGCGCCAGGCGGCTTACAGCGCCCTCGGAGAGTGCCACGTCGCGGCTCAGAATCAACGTGGCTTGCGCCTCAGTGATTCCGTTGGGATAGCTTTCTCCCGGCAAGAGCTTGTGCCCGTAGCCGATGGTCGGAATGCCGGCAACGTCCAAATACGCGCTGCCACGAAAGCCCTCGGATTGTTTCAACAGTGCAAGCCCGGCCGCGCTCAGTTGCATCGTTCACCCCATCTACCGTGAGTGTGGCGCGGATCACGGAAAGCGGGCCATTTTGGAGGCAGGGTTGGCAATCACTTGCGCGTTGCCGATAACGAGTTATGCTCCGACCTTTGAGGTGAACGATGAAAGGTTTCCTCTTTGCTTTTATCTTGGTTTTCGCCAATGTTGGCTACGCGCAGTCTTTAGCGGACGCCCCTACGCCGCGCCTTGATCGCACGGAATGGGCACTCCTGGCCACCGATGCGGCCGTAAGGGGCCTTGACGTGTACTCAACGCATTGGGCGGAATCGGCGGGAAACAAAGAGAGCACGCTACCGGGATGGATTGCCAACCATCCGCCGGTGATGGCCCTCTATTCGGGCGGGATGGTCTACGCGCAATATTGGGTAGCGCGGAGGCTGTCCGCTCACCATCACCGCAGGTTGGCTCATGCGATGACGGTAGCGGACATATCAATCACGGCTCCCTTTGCGATTCACAACCTGTTCTTGCCGGTCTGCAAGGCCCCGGACGTGTATCTGTCCACCGGCTGCCAGGCCCCAGCGCCCGGCGTGATCTACAAGTGAGTGCCACGCTAGAAAATGCGCTGGCATTGAATGGCACTTGCAGTCCACGTAAAGGTGTCTGTCGAGTTATTCGGCCGCAGATAGATCATGATCGTGTGCGTGCCCGCCGATAGACCCGTCAGTGTGAGGAAAAATAGATTTGAAGCCACAACATTAAGGGCTCCGTAACTTATGACGCCAAACGTTTGGATGCCGGTTAAATTGTCAACGTAGGCGTATACGTCAAGCAAATCTTGCGCCGTGCCCGCAGTTTGCTTCCCCGTTGAGTGGCCTATGATGTTAAAAACGTCACTACCCGAGGCCGCAGTGACACTCACAGAAAGGCCCGGCACGGCAACTACCGAATTTACCGGGTTTGTCACTGAAGAGGTTTGTCCGGCGCTATAGATTATTATCCGCGAGGCCGTGGTCAGTGCCGTTCCATCGGCAAAGAGCACCTTGGATGCGCTGAGAGTTCCGGTTGTGATGTTGCTTGCGTTAAGGTTGGTTACTGCCACGTTGGCCGCGTTGAGCGTGCCCGTGGTAATCATGTCAGCGGTGATGGCCCCGGTTGCAATCTTGGTTGCGGTGATGGAACCATCGACAATCAGAGAGGAATCATTACAGCGACGAAAGTAGCAATCATCGACGTAGACATCCCCCCCCACTAGCGCCCAATCGATAACAGCACACTGGACCGAAACAGAGCCGGATGGCGCAGTCACAGTGCTGGTGTATTCTGCCCATGACGTCGTCGGGGTGAAGGTGGCATCGCTCACTCCGCCTGAGAGGATGGAGCCGTTTGAACCGTAGAAAATAAAGCGAATCCCAAAGGTCCCACTCGTGACCGTGCCAGAGGCCATAGCCCATGCTTGGATCAAGAACACCTGACCAGCGGCGCAAGGAACCATATTGGAGTTGGAAACCTGATAAGTTCCGCCATTATTGGCCAGCTTGAGCGATTGCACCCCGCTGCGAAACTGCGCCGTTGAAATGGTTGATTGTGCAGGCTGTTGACTGGTCCAACTTGTCATGCCATTTTCAAAGCCTGGGTTGTAGCAAAGGTTTGTCCAATCGCAGACGGTGAGCGCCGCCGTGGTGATCGCCCCCGCCGCAATCTGCGTTGCGCCGATGGCACCCGCCGCAATCTGGCCGGCGGTGATGGAGTTGGCGGTGAGGTTGCTCCCAGAAACAGTCACAGTCGTCCAGGTGCTCCCAGTGCTCTGGTAGAG